CTGCTGTACCTTTTTATTTTATCGCGCTCAAATAATGTTCCATCCAACTGCAATTTCCATCCTCCAATGATTTCTGAATGATACCTTTTTTTATCATCAGTTTTTATTTTGTTGATGATGTCAATAAATGATGGTGATAAATTGTTGATGTTATCCAGATATGTGGTGTGGATGTGACAAACATCCGGATGTGTTGATACAGGTACATCATAACCGGCAATGTTTTCTATGGTGTGTGATTTTGAGAAAAATTTTTTCCAAATCCAATGATCCCTGTTTGTTGGATTCATGATCAGTATCACACGATTCTGCACATCCTTATGCCTGATGGATAAATCAATTTTATCAAATGTTTCCTGATCTGGCAACTCCTCCGCTTCATCAACCACCCATGTTGTAATACCTTGTAATGATTTTAATGATGCTGTTTGTATTCCGGATGATGTTTTAATACCCTTAAACAATATTTCTGATCCTGATTGCGCATTGGTGATATTATGTTGGCCAACTTTAAATATTGATTCTGCATTGAGCATCTCAATTTTTTCCTTAAACTCTGGAATGATTGACATTTCTGCTGACACCATTGTGTATCTGGTGAACAGGATTTTGTGGCCAATCTCATATGTCAGTAATGTAAGGAATGTTGAAACGGAAAATGATTTTGATGATCCGCGCCCACCTGTAACAATTATATATCTTTTATCTGTTGTAAATAATTGTTGGTATTTTTCATTCAGATGCATCATCTGGTGATTCTGTTTTTACCCAATCAACTATTGGCACATTAACACCATTGGATGTTACATCAATTGATTGCTGTGGTTTCCCTTCAACACGATCCAAAATATGTTGCATTGATTTTGATTCTGGATCAGTAATGGCCTTTGCCATCATTCTGATCAACATTATTTCCCTGTTTGTTAATTTCCTCCCTAACTTTTCTGTGTATTCCTGCACCTCTGATATTGTCATATCAGCAGGTAAATCCAATATTTCATTCAAAATTGTTTTGAATGCCATTCCTTTTGGCCTGCCATTTGGATTTCCTGACCTTCCTTTTTCATATGGTATTAATTCACCACCATTCCTGCCCTCCATTACTCTGTTTTTACTTTGTTACTTTACAAATTTAATACAAATTAAATATCCATCACATAATCATTCACCACCTTCATAAATTCATCCAATGATCTGCAAATGGAATATTGATAATTCCATTGTTTTACATTCTTTTCAAATTCCTTTTGTGCCGGTGATTGTCTGCCATTTTTGGTTTTTAATTCAATGCACAATGCATGATGTGTTTTGTTTGGCCTTAGCATTATCAAATCAGATACACCTGCCATTACACCCTGTTGTTGCATACTTACCGCCTCCCTCACATTTCTGGTGCCACCATTGGGTATTGCAAATGTTATCAGAAATGGATATTGATACCTAATCCATTTGATGCATTGTTTTTGGATGGTTGATTCTGATTGTTCTGTTATGCTTTTCATCATTTTTTATTTTAATATGAAACCTCAAAGTATAATCTAATATAATATTGTTTTTCATCTTCTATTTTTTAGTTTTTTTAACAGTACATTAAACGAAATGATTACACTTCGTTAATCTTTATGTTACAGGCAATACTACCATCCATCTCCGAAAAGAGAATTTTGTTTAATATTTGACCTTTCTATTATTCCTAAAGCAGTTTGAAATATTGTCTTTCCTGCTTCATAATCCACTAAATTTCTTGCTATTTTTAGCATTAGTTGTTCTCCTTTATATTTTGAAAAATCATAATCGTGAAATTCAGACCAGCTACTAAGTGTTTCCGTAGTTCCATTTTTACTATCTCCGAAATGCTTTACTCTACCATTTAAACTCATTGGTAATTTTATATTTGTCCAATACAAATGCCTATCTCTTTCCTGTGCAGGTATCAATGGTTCATAATATGGTATTACATTTTCAACTACATATTTTCCGCTAAAATGGTGTTGTAGAAATATTATTTCTTCATACAATTTCATATCAGGAAAAATTGGTTTTTTACCATTTTTACCAAATCCCCAAAATCTTGCTCTACTATGTGTTGGGCAAGGTGGCGAACTCCATATAAAATCAAAATTCATATAGTTTTTTAATAGGTATTCGTGAGCATCAGCTACAATTACCGTATCGTTTGGAAATCTCTCTTGATATAATTTTGCAAGTTCTTCATCCAATTCAACTGCGGTTACTTCAATATTTGCGACTTCATCCCACTTGTAACGATTGCCACCAAGACAAGCGTAAAGGTTTAAAACCCGTACTGCCTGTAACAGCGGTTTTGCAAAAGCAAGGGCTTCATCGGTTGTTTGAACATTTGTATTTCTATCAATCATTTGTGTTAATTTCATAGTTTAATTGTTTTCATCATGTCAGCAATCATTTCAAACCTTAATATGCTTTCAATGATCTTATCTTTATCTGCATAAGGAATAAGGACTTTAAGGTTATCTCTATTAACATCAGCGTTATTACTGTTCTCGATTGTAACTCTGTCTAATGCAGTCTTGTTTTGCTTCGTGGATGGAATTTCTATCACTCCGTCGTAAGTAGTAGGTTCATCAGCAACTATGATAGTAAAAGCCATCATAGGCAGTAGCTTATTAACTTGATTGAGTTTGTCCAGATAGATTTTAGACAGTTCAATCTTGTTCATTGTTTTTAGTGATTCAGCATCATATTGTTGAGCGTAACAACATGATGAGATTAGGAGTAGGAGGATGGTTTTCATTAGTTTAATTATTAATAAAAAGTGAATAATAAATATTGTAAATGAATGATGTAAAATATACAATGCCACAGGTGATGATTAATGTGGTTGCAATGAACAGCATTTCAATGATTACTTTTTTAAGGATGCACCACATCATTGTTTCGTTTTATTATGTTGATCATTTCACCAGATACTTTTTTCCGCATTGATATAATGATAATGTCATCCTGTAATCCTTTTAATGTTTTAATAATTTCGGATGGCAATTTCATGTATCGCACAATTTGTTGTGTTGACATCCCAAATTCACCCATTGTTTTAATGGCCACAATTCGCCACCTTTTTATCTCCAATGAATCATCATTGTAATTTTCAATATCATCCCTAAAAACTGTTTTACCTGTTGACTGTGTCACCAACATTATCGCCTCAAATACTGTTAATGATATTGTTTTTGCGCTCATGATTTATGTGTTTGTTTTTAAAAAGTTATTCCAATCATCCATTGCGTCATCCTCTGATATTTCATTCAATGCAATCCTTTTTTTTAATTCTTTTAATTTGGCATCCCTGCGCAATCTGATTTCATTTGCCTTTTTTACGGATTCATTAATGGCATCCAATTTATCCTGTGCCTTTTTTTGTCTGGCCTCCAACCACACATCCAATACCTTTGATCCTTTAAATTCACCAAATTCAATTTTTGTAAACTTGTTATTCTGGTGTTCCTGTTCCATCAATTCAATTTTTCCTGATTCATATTCCATTACTGATTGGATCAATTCAGATGGTGATATTTTATGTCCTGATGTATCCGGTTTGTTTAGTTTAATAAAATTTATGAATGCAATTATGTCCAACACATTCCATCCATAATATTGGGCAAATATCAAATCAACAAATTCATCGGCAACCAATTGGCTGTTGGTACCACTATGGTATATTTCCAAATATGATTGCATTTCTGATGCCATCAGGATTTTAACAGGTATTGCACCATCCTGTTGTGATTCCAATAATCTGAATGATGGCAAATGTTTCATGTGAAACACATCCACATGATTGATCCTGTTTAATTTGGATTTGTTTTGGATTGATTTATCTGCTATTTGCAACATCACCTGATTGTTTTCCGATAAAATCTTTTGCAAATTTTGATGTTGCGCTGATTCCTGTACCTGTAATTGTTGGTTTGTTTCCATTTATGTTTGTTTTTTCTTTGATGTATTGATCATATACCCATCCAACCAATGCATGATAATCAGATTTGTATTTTTTGCCTGATGATAATTTGTAGTTGGATAATTTTTCAACTGCCCACAGATATCCTGATCCAAATTTTTCTTTTAACTTTTCAATTTCTGGCTGTGTTACAAACACAGATTTTTCAATTTCTTTTTTATTTTCATTTTCATTTTCATTTTCATTTCTATTTTCTAAAGGTATTACCATTGTATCATTTTGGTATTCATTTGGTATAACATTGGTATTTACCAAATCAATGGATTGTTTATTCCATCGGTTAAAAACATTGTTTTTTTGCTTTTCTGAATGCTTTTTCCTTTTAATGATTTCATCATCCAACCTTTTGTTGAAATATTTACCATCAACATCCAAATCAAACTTTTCAGATACATCAATATCCATGTTTGGACATATGTGCCTAAATTGTTTTTCAGACAAATGGCCATGCTGATGCTGTGCCATCAACAATCTGATGTACACACCAACCTGCGCATCAGTAAAAAATTGTGTGCCGGTTACAAAGTCACCTGTATAAAATAGGAATGCAGGATCATTTGCCATGTTGTTTCTTTGATTCTTTTATTATCATATCTTCAACAAACAATTTAAATACTGTTCCATTATGGATGGCCTGTAGTGTTACTGACTTAATTACATCAGCATCCAGATGGATCAGTTTGCTTTTTCTTTTCTTTTTACTAATTAATGTTTCCATTTTTTGTTTTGTGGCGCAATGATATACAATATATATTGTATTCACTACTTTTTAATAATTTATTTTTAACAATAATTTTTTTAATTCCGGATCAATAATGCCATTAAAGTCATTCATTCCCCTTTCAACCCATGCTTTGTATTTATTCATTTTTCTGGAATGTGACACCTGTATTTGTTCAGCAGGATCATCAACATATTTTAAAACAGAATAAAATGAATCATCAACATTCCTATCACCAACAACCTTTACAATACCACTATCCATTAACTCTGATAAAATTGATGTTGCAGTTTGATGGCTGATATGCTTTCTGATGGATGTGATATCAGTAAATGGATTGTTTTTTATGTATCGCAATACTCTGGCTGTATTTGATTTGATGTTGCCTGTATCAACCTGATTCATCCATGTTTTTATTTTGGCTGAATATTCTGTGGTGTGTAATAATGATGGATTCATTTTGTTTTCTCTGATTTTAATATTTCCAAATAATTTTTTACATCATTCCAATAATCATTAACATCCTGATCATTGTAATTTAATGTTTGTTTTATTACAATACCCACACATTTCAATGCACCATCAATTCCATGCAATTCCTTTTGTTTGTAGGTAATCAATCCGGTGCCTGTGTTCATGATTGGAATAAAATCAACCACCAGATCATCAGCCATTTCTGATGCTGTCATACCCATCACAATCATTTCCTGTTCTGCACAATGTTCCTTACATGACATGCACATATCAATATCATCATACATTTTTTCACCACAGCAATCTGATAATCTATTCATGATTTATTTTTAAAAGGTGATCAATTAATATTTCTGAAATGTACCAATCACACAACTGATGGATGAATGTTTGCCACCGGAAATTGTTTTCGTTTTTTGCTGATGTGTTTTCAATCAGATCATAATTATCCGTTTCAATATCCGATTCGTTTTTTGGAATCCACAATGATCTGGTGGCCATTTTAAATTCATTAACTGTTAACCATATTGATTTATCAGTATCATACAACACAATAAATCCTGTTGATGTGTTAAAATTCCAATGATCAACTGAATGCCTTTTTTCAATTGGTATTTCCTCAATTGGATGGTAATGAATGGTGCCATCAGCATCATGGAATCCATATTGATTTTCTGGTACCTGTCTGGTTGTGCATTCATTGTTGCAGTTAGTACATATGCTGTTGATCACAGGATATTCACAACAATTACTGATGGTGTATTTGTAAACAGTTTTGAATAATTCAGACATAATCAGGATTTTTTAACTGTGATTGATGCCAATTCTGATTGCTGATGTACAGGAATAATATAAATAGATTTCACCTTTTCAATGTCGGCCTTGCCTGATTCTAATGCTGATACAACATTTATCCATTCCTTTGATAATTCACCGGTTTGCATGTTTGAAAATTTAAACAGTTGTTTTTTTGCAGGTATTAATGGTGTTTGTGGTTGAGCAGGTGCATCAATTGGTGCCTTGTTTTTATCATGCTGATGTACAGCATCAGGATCAGATTCCGTTTCATCAATTAGAAACAAACCATTCAATGCATATTTCCGCGCATATGATGATGCTGTGCCTGTTGTTTGTTCCGCGCTCATTCCTTTGTGTGCATCCGTTTCTGCGAAGCCATATGATACATGATCACCTAATTTTGCTGTTGCCTTTAAAAATATTTTTGTGCCAACAACAACAATATCATCAGTTAGTGTTAGGATCACATTATGTTTTAACAACAATGGTTTTAATGCCTCTAAAATATCAGATGCTGATCTGTATTTAAATTTGCCAAACTGATTGTAATTTCCTTTTGGCACCTTTAATTCAGATTGAATCAATAGTAATGTTTCTGGTTGTTTGGTTGTTTGTTTTTCGTTTGCCATGATTTTTATTTGTT